TGAGCGTTAATATTCTGATTTTCTTTATAATAATTAAATAAAGAAAAAGATAATGTAGTTCCACCAGAGCAATATTTCAGAGTGTAATCACTTCCAGATATGCCAGTTAAAAGATAAATAAATGTTGTCCCTGTGTTGGCAGAATCATCCATAGTAACGATGTCTCCTACGGCGACATTGCTTCCGGGACTAGATCCAAACGCTACTGTATATGGATTACTACCGCTAGCTGAACTTGGCGTAACGGTAGCTATACTTTGATTTGATCCAACACTTACTGTAGTTGTTGCCATGTGTCACCCTTATGAACTCTTAATATCTTCACCAACTATAAATCCATCAAACGCAGATGAGGCAGTTGTACATATAAATCCAATCATATCTACGCCACTTGCTGTGGTTCCGGGGGCTGTTCCTCCGGGCCATATGACTGTATCTGTAAAGGCGAGAGAATGATCTCCTCCCCATGCAAATCTAATTAATATTTTTTGACCCACTACGGCGTTTTGTATATCTAAACCTGTTATATTTCCACTTGTGGCTACAGTGAAATAGTTGCCCAAAGCAGCATTAATAACAACACTACCAGACTGACTAGTAAGTGCAGTTGTGTTTCCTACAACACCGACGTTAGTTACAATTCTACTGGCATTGTCTGTGGTTGTAAACTTCATGTAAGAGTTGCTAGCCTCAGTAACATCTAAAGCGGTAGCAACGTTATCTTTAAGGGTAATCTTAGCAGTTCCGTTATTTGCCCCAGATACGTCAATGTTCAAGCCGTTTGCAGCATCTGCCACACTAATACTGTCACAATCTATGTCTCCAACATTTGTTATGTTTCCATCGGATACATCAAGAGACCCACAAGCAATACTACTACTACCATTGTCAATATTTCCAAACCCAGAAGTAATAGAACCAGAGTCCAAAGCTCCAGTGGTGACAATACTAGAGCTACCTGCAATAGCTGAGTAGATAGAACCTATCGCTGTACCACCTATTGTGATTGCATCTGCTTCTAGGGTTCCGTCAAAGTCTCCATCTACAGCATCAATGTTACCCTTGAAGATCGTGGCTGTTATTGTGCCACTAGACGGATTGTAATGAAAATCTCCATCAGACTCTAGGCCAACGTTACCAGTGGCACTCGCATCTTCAATGAATGGTATCAGATTATTCTCATCTGTGCTTTCGTTATCCGCAACTGCGACATGATTAGCGTTTGTTGCCGTAACTGCATTGGTAGCGTTAGTTACCGTTACTCCTGCAATAACCGTGTTTAATGCTGTTCCACCAATCGTAATAGCGTCGGCTTCTAAAGTCCCATCGAAATCTCCATCTACGGCATCTATATTACCTTTAAAAATCGTAGCAGTAACTGTACCAGTACTTGGGTTATAATGGAAATCCCCATCAGATTCTAGACCAACATTACCTGTTGCGCTGGCGTCTTCAATAAAGGTTATAAGATTGTTCTCGTCAGTGCTCTCATTATCAGCGACTGCAACGTGCGCGGCGTTAGTGGCATTGGTAACGGTTACTCCAGCGATATGTGTATCTAGTGCGGTTCCGCCTATTGTAATTGCATCCGCTTCTAAAGTCCCGTCAAAATCTCCGTCTACCGCGTCTATATTACCCTTAAATATAGTGGCAGTAACTGTGCCACTAGAAGGGTTATAATGGAAATCTCCGTCAGATTCTAATCCAACATTGCCCGTAGCGCTAGCGTCCTCGATGAAGGGTATGAGGTTATTTTCATCTGTACTCTCATTATCAGCCACAGAAACATGAGCTGCGTTAGTAGCGTTGGTAACTGTCACTCCTGCGATAACTGTATTAAGAGCAGTACCTCCCACCGTGATTGCGTCAGCCTCTAGAGTGCCGTCAAAGTCACCATCTACAGCGTCTATGTTACCTTTAAAAATAGTAGCTGTGACCGTCCCCGTTGATGGATTATAGTGGAAGTCACCGTCAGATTCCAAACCCACATTTCCTGTAGCGCTAGCATCCTCAATGAAGGTTATGAGATTGTTTTCGTCCGTACTCTCGTTATCAGCTACATTAATATGAGTAGCGTTAACAGCGTTTGTAGCATTAGTAACTGTGACCCCAGCAATATGTGTGTCTAGCGCAGTTCCACCAATCGTAATGGCATCTGCTTCAAGTGTTCCATCAAAGTCCCCGTCAACTGCATCTATATTTCCTTTGAATATGGTTGCGGTAACTGTACCGCTAGAAGGATTGTAGTGAAAGTCTCCATCTGACTCTAAACCTACATTCCCCGTGGCACTGGCGTCCTCAATAAATGGAATCAAATTGTTTTCATCTGTGCTCTCATTGTCTGCAACAGCCACATGATTAGCATTTGTGGCAGTAACCGCATTAGTTGCGTTTGCAACGGTTACTCCGGCGATAACTGTATTCAATGCAGTTCCACCGATAGTAATTGCGTCAGCCTCTAGCGTTCCATCAAAGTCGCCGTCTACAGCGTCTATATTGCCTTTGAATATCGTTGCTGTGACAGTTCCAGTAGATGGATTGTAGTGAAAATCACCGTCTGATTCCAACCCTACGTTGCCTGTAGCACTCGCATCTTCGATAAATGTTATGAGGTTATTCTCGTCGGTGCTCTCGTTATCTGCAACAGCTACATGGTTGGCGTTTGTGGCGGTGACAGCATTGGTAGCGTTGGTAGCGTTGGTGACAGTAACTCCCGCTATAACTGTATTGAGGGCGACACCTCCTACGGTAATAGCGTCTGCTTCGAGTGTACCATCAAAATCACCGTCAACTGCATCTATGTTGCCTTTAAATATTGTCGCCGTAATAGTTCCACTAGATGGGTTGTAGTGAAAATCGCCATCCGATTCCAGACCTACGTTTCCTGTCGCGCTAGCATCTTCTATGAATGGGATTAAATTGTTCTCATCGGTGCTCTCATTATCCGCAACAGCTACATGATTGGCATTTGTAGCAGTAACTGCGTTAGTTGCATTAGCGACGGTCACTCCGGCAATGACGGTGTTCAGGGCTGTCCCGCCTATTGTGATGGCGTCTGCCTCAAGCGTACCATCAAAGTCTCCATCCACCGCATCTATGTTACCCTTAAATATTGTCGCTGTGACGGTTCCTGTCGATGGGTTGTAATGGAAGTCGCCATCCGATTCCAATCCTACATTTCCTGTAGCACTGGCATCTTCTATGAAAGTTATAAGGTTGTTTTCGTCAGTACTTTCATTGTCTGCGACAGCTACGTGAGTAGCATTGGTAGCATTTGTAGCGGTGTCAGCATTGCCTGTCAGGTCTCCAGTAACATTCGCCGTAATGCTACTAGGTAAACCAACAGTGATCGTTCCCGAAGCTTCGGCTACTTCTACTTCATTGGAAGTTCCACGAAACTGTATATCTTGACCGAGGCTAATTTCAGTAGTGCTAGACCCATCGCTAACGCCTATACTAGAAGAGGCAAGTTTTGCTATAGCTATAGCTGCACTATTACTTATATCGGCATTAACAATGCTATGAGATAAAACGCCACTACCATCTAAATGTACAGATTTGCCTGCAGGATAAACACAATAGATTGTGTGTGTTCCACTACTAAATGTTTGTCTGGTGGTATCTGTGAAACTAGCTTGAGTTGCAAGAATTGTAGTTCTGGTAAGAGTTGTGGAGTCTGCACTGAGTGTGCCCAAGCCAACTTCCCACTTTGTGCCATCTGCATCTTCTAAAGCATAGTACGTTGTGTTGCCGTCAAAGGTTGCATCTGCATCGAAGGCTACATAGCCAGACACTGCGCCAGTAAGTGCCATGTCGCCACTTGTTCCGGTGCAAGTCTCTTTTACTCTATCTTTAAGTACTAAAGCCATTGCCTCTGCTCCTTATAAAAAATTAAGCAAAAGTAATGTCTAAATCACCTGCTGAAATAACAAATTGATCGCCGTTCTCTACAAACTTAGTAGCTGATAGCTGCCCATACAAAAGAACGTTTCCGCCGGAGGATGCGTCTGCAACAAACAGTCCTGATACATGACCCCATTCGTTTGATGCTGCAGCAAAAGTTACTGCCTGCTCATTATCGGTGAGCCCATTAGTAGAGCCTGCACTCCAATATGCATCGCCTTTAATACCAGATGATCTAGCGTAAGAGCCGCCAGAAAGTTCGTGAGTTAGTGTGCCAGCTTCTAGTTGAGCTGCATCATACTTTCCTACCAGACCAACGTAAATGTTACTCGGAGCAGAAAAAGATGTGCCCCTCAAGATATGGTCTATAAGCTTATTTTCTAAATAATTTGACATAGCAGTCATATCAAAATACTCCTATTAATTGTAATGTTAGTTGCCAGCCGTCGCTGGTTTTTATTTTATAGTACTATTATTCCAGCTTCAATTTTGTCTACGTTAATGTCATCCACAAACGGTCTGTCATTAATCTCAACTCTTCCGTCAACTTCTTTGTCGTAATTTCTAATATCATCAACGTTTGCACCTAAGTCCCAGTAAGGAACTTGCCATTTTCTTTTTGCTGCTATGACTTCATCACCCGTAATTACAGGGTTTTGTCGTTCCACAACAGTATGACCAGAGAGCTCTTGGATGATTCCTCCAGCGTTGCCTCTGCAATTCATAGTGTAAAAATGCCTTTTTTCCAAAGATGTAAACTTCCAAGATGTATTGTCTTGTTTAAGATTATCAGACCCTGATTCGATATGATTCCAAATAATATCAAGATCTATAGGTCTAGATCCACTATACCAAATTTCTGATCCTACTGAGCCAAAGATCCTGTGTCTATTGCTTTTTAGTCTTCTGGCCAAGTAATCTTCTATCCATATAGCTTCACCGTCTAAGTTTGGCGAATTGCTTATTATATCTTCTTCTGAAGTCAAAAGATTTATTCTTCTTGCCGAGGTTGCATTTATTCTTTCAACTCTATAAAGACTCGAAGTTTCCATATATTTCATCAACAATGTATCATTATATCTTAAACCAGATACTGGGTCTAGGTTAAAGTTATCTACACTACAAATAGATTGAGCGTTAGCTAATAATATCCTATCATTAGAAAACGCCTGAACAATGTCGCCATCTTTATATGATTTATCACCATCTGCGCTGTTTACTTTTATCAATAGCTCCATAGTATATGCTCCTTTTGGTTATTCTGGGCTTACTTTTATATACACAAAAACAATAAAAAAACCGCCCTATTATCTCTAACAGGACGGTTCTTATTAAACTTGAGCGTACAAGTATTAGAAGGAGCCAGCGAGAACTCTTCTATTGTCTAGTACACCAAAGCCAATTTCGGCCCAACCGTAGTAACCTTGACGCTGATGTCTGTGAAGAGCTTCGTCTTCATAAACTTCAACTTCTTTCTTGACTGGCATTACGAAACTATCGCTAGAGGCTTGATCCAAGCCAATAACTAGTTCAACGTCACCAGTAGCAAGAGAACCACCAAGATCATTATCAAAGTAATCTTGATACTCTTGGTTATCGCCCAACTCAAACAAGTCGTGCAGGTTAACTCCGAAGAGTCTCGTCAAAGGAGCAGCTCCGTCAGCTGCCACGTAAATTTCACGACGTGAAACTTCGTCAAGCTGATCGACACCCCAGTTGCGGATATCTTCGATGGCTTCTGGAGACAGGTACATGTCAGTCAATCGGCCATTAGCGGTAACGCTGTTACCACCGCCGTTACGACGCATAACTGTCTTCATCAGAGATACCAAGCGCTTTGTGAACTGACCAGCAGCTGCGTCGGCATCGTAGACCAAAATATTTCTATCAACAGATGCGGCTAGCAAAGTGTGCCATCCGTCGTCGTTGATTTTCTTAACAAAAGATGCTTCCAAAACTTGCATTGCGCGAGCAATAACGTTCCAGTTAGCTTCACGGGCATACTTCAGCAAGAAGTCAATCGAGCTGGTAATTCCGTAAGTGTTAACCATGACGTAATCGCCTTCGACGCTACGTTCTGGAATACGACCGTGACCCGGATTAGTGTAAGCAATGTGCTCACTTTCTGTTCCCGGTGCAAGAAGATCGAGTGGAAATTCAGGTGTAGCACCCGGCTCAAGTGGCATAGCTTCATAAATGGAAGTTACGACATCACCGAATAAGACACCTTTACGCAATGGTGTTTCCAAAGCCTTAGCGATTTCACGCTGGGCTTCGATAGCCACTGCTTTATCTGAACTACCGGATTGCTTTAGCAATGCGATAAATTCATCAGAAGGACGTTCTTTCATATTCATTATCTATTCTCCTTTATGGGCTATGATTATACTGCAGCGCGGATGGACTGAGGTAGATTAATTTCAACCTTGTAGTAGCCATCTTCGTCTATGCTAGATAAGAATGTACCGATTGAAGCACCAACGTTACCTGAATGGTCAGCAATACAACCGCTATTAGCGATATTACCACCATGAGTAACATAGGCAGGATCACCAGCGGTGACTGCGGTTGCTACCGTTACACTGTTAGTTACAACATATCCTTTTCTAAGGACTGTTACTTTACCGCCCTTTTGGACTTCATCTTTATGTTGGTTAATATGTTGACGTGTGAGGTCAAGGTTAACCATATCATTCAAAAGAATTCCAATAGGAGGTTTACCAGAGGCAGCAGTGTAAGTAACCAAAGCAGCGCCTTGATCCATAGCAGCACCACTACCACCAGTCGAGATTGAAACTACACCACCTCTAGTAGCTGTTTCATTCATGAAAAAGCTAATGTCAGTCTGTAATTCATTTCTATCTGATTTAAGAGCCATTATATATTTCTCCTTGTTAAATTACTTAAGGTTCGCAGTTGTTTTTAGAAGAGAACCAAACCACTCGCTTGCGGTAGAACGAAGTTCTTCAGAGGAATCTTCATCGTCAATAGCTTCTGCCATTGCAATGTCTTCATCTTCTACAGCTTCTTCTAATTCCTCTGCTTGGGCTTCAGCTTCTGCTTCGTCCACTTCTTCTTCAAGAGGTTCCACTTCAGCTTTCTTCTTCATCATAGCTGGAGCTTCTTCTTCATCCTCTTTTTTGTCCTTCTTTTCAAAAGGATTTTCTTTGTCATCTTTCTTTTCCGCCTTCTTCTTCGTCATTGCAGCAACAACAAAGTCGAAAGTTTCTTCATCAAGATTTTCAAATTTAGCAATAGCCTCATCCAGTTCTTCACCTTCAAGACCTGCTTCGGTCAAAGCAGCAACTCTCTTTTCGAGCGCAGCAGCCTTTTCGATTTCAGCAACCTGAGCGATTGCTTCTTCTTTAGCAGCTTCAGAAGCCGCTAGAGCTTCCTCAAGTTCTTTAACTCTTGCTAGAGCTTCTTCTACCTGAGCTTGGACTTCGGCAATAGCCTGATCCTTAGCAGAAATAGTTTCTTCAAACTTTTGCAACTGACTTTCAATCGCTTCTGTTTTCTGAGCTTCCATTTCCTGCTTCATAGTTTCGTTGGCGGTTCGAGCTTCAGCTAGTTCAGCCTTGACTTCCTCCAACTGTTTCTGTAAAACATCGGACATTTTAGTCTCCTTTATTGATGAAACAGCAACTAGTTCACTATCATTTTCACTAAAACTTTTACTGTCATTTAAAATGACACTTCGAGGATTAGCAGGTTTAGAAACCAAGCCCTTGCCAGAGAAAGATATATTTCTTAATAATCTACCCACTGTATAACCCTCATACTTCCCTGTTCCTCCGTAAGCGCGAAGATGCTTTGACAAAAACGCCGAAGCTTCCTCTCTTCTTACAATTTTGCTTGCACCCGTTTCATCTTTCAGTGCATAATCAAAATTTGGGAACAGACATTCCATAGATACATACCATCTATCTCCTTCCTCAATCTCTTCTATTATATTATTCATTCTCTCGCGTAGTTCTGGATCGCTCCAAGACTTATATAGAACACCCTGTGTAATTATATTAAAGTCTCTTGGTTCGCCAGCCTCTGCAAAAGAAAGGTCGCCATCTAAACTGTTGCCTTCAAAGTCAACAACGTAGTTGGCGGTTATGTGACCAATTATATCTTTTTCGTTGTGCATATAATTGAATTGTTTATCTTCTGGAGTGGAACGTGCTTCCCACATTTCTTGTGCGTCGAAAACATCATCATTTTTATTCCACCCGGTACTAACTAAAACAGAGCTTAAATAGTATAAGTCTATCTGCTCTTTATTTTCGGCCTGAGTATCTTCTAGACCCAAAAAATTAAGAGCTAACGCACGGTCTTCTTCGTATTTACCGGCGGAAGTACTTAGTGTATTGGTTTCAGAAATAACAGGAGCGCAATACGCAATCGTGGTATTGTTTTCAATCAATTCCTGAAGACCATCTTGTATTTCTTGTGCATATGCTTTCATATAAAGTCTCCTTACATGATAATACACAAAAAAAGATTTTTCTGTTTAATTTTGCCTAAAAACTAGGAGAACGACGCAAAGGTGGAGGCGTAGATATATCTCATTTCGTCGATGCTTGGTTTTCTGTCTTGAGTCTCAGAAAACTTATTGACCGCACTATCCACTTCAAGACTGAAAGATTCCGATGGCCTCGTATTAGAATCAATGATCTGCTTAATTACATCAGCGTCTATTTCCATAAACGGTTTTATGCCAGTAAGTATGCATAATTTTAGATGCTCTAGCTGATCAAACTCTGATTTAGTGAGACTTCTGGCGTTTTTCTTTTCAAAATGAGCTAACGCCATTGGTGTAACTAACTCGGAAATCTTCTTCTGTGCTTCGTATGCCCAGAGCGTTGCAGCTACGTTATCACTGCTTCTTGGTAGCACTCTTTTCTGCTTTCGTTTTTGCTCGTCTCTAGCGTTAAATGGTCTACCGCCTTCTGGACTTTCAGGCTGCTGATTGTCTTCTTCTTGAGGAGGTCCCAGCTCAATACGCTCTGTTTGAGGGTTTTCTTCCTCTACTATTTCCTCTTCTGCAGGAGGCAAGCCAAGGCTTTCCAAATACATGTCTTTATCTAGAACGTCTTTAGTCATGGCTAGTTTAGCCATATCCTGCTTGTGTTGAGGATTATGGAAAGGACCGGCTTTCTTCGGAGCGCCCGGATCGTTTGTTCTAGTTCTTTCTTCTCTTCTCACTCTAATCTTCTCAATAGTAGGTAGCTCTCTAAATCTTTCAAGCAATGTTTCGTGAGATATGATATCTCTATCGGCAAGTTGAACAAGAAGTTGTTTCTGTGCGGCTTCATCTGAGAGTATGATCGAGTCAAAGTGTATCTCTGCTGGGAATCTAAAGCCCATAGCCTTCTGCACTAACTTGATTTCATTCATCCAGAAATCTTTAAGTTTTTCTCTACCGTACTCCAGTCTTTCAACTAAAGTCTTGAGACTAACATAATTATTGCTGTATCCACCACCAGAAGCGGCTCCGGTTAGTGTTGGAGGAATACCAAGTCCGGCATATATACTAGTTAGAACTGGCTGGTATTTCTCTGCCCCCAAAAACTTGTATACTTGTGTGCTGCTTTCTTTAAAGTCAATTTCAGGACCCCATACTAAGTCCATAGTACCTCCGCCGACATTACTGGCGAGAATATCTCTTAACTTGTTAATAGCAGCCTTGGTAGGAATAATCTTATGGTCTAGATCACCAATTCTCCACAGTCTGACATTTGATATAGCTCCATCTAAAGCGGCTAAGTCTGCTAGCTTCATTTTTTCGAGCATCACAATATCATCTAGAATGGCGTATATCATAGGATTTGACCAAACGTTCCAGTCATCCTTCTTGTAGTGATACATCATAAACTTATCTTTATCTAGAGGGATTTCTCTTTCGCCTTGAGAAAATCTCTTTATTAAGTAGTTCGGTAAGTCACGACCTTTGCCATTTACGTCTCCATTCATCATTAATGAATTGACTGTGTTCTTTGAGACTTTGAGTACATATTCGATGTCACCAGTAAACATAGCGACATCTTTATTCTTGATGCCAACAGCAAGAGGATTCAAAAAATCATATCGCCAAGGGATCTCTCTTTTTGTTACCGGGATGTCTTGTATTTTCATATCTGGAGCAGCTGTGCTTCTTTTAAGCTCCGCTTCTTTTTTCTTGTTTATCTTTGCTGTTCTTCTGCGGATAGGAACATTACCACACCTATAAAGATAATTCAAGAACCTTTCTGATCGGTCTAAGCCATCAATCTGCTCAAACCATTTACGATAAAACTTTTCGATTGTTTTATTCGGGTGTACTAGAGTAATTCCCTGTGTAGCAAAGTCACCCATGAGGTCAATAACATTTCTAATAATGCCGACTTTTTCATAAGCCTGCATACACATCTTGACTATTTTCTTTTGTTGTGACGGAATACCTTCGCCCGGACGAAACGCATTGTAGTCCCTGCGATTAAAGCCGGGTCTTACGGATCTTTGGGTCTCTATATCTATGAAAGTTCTATTGTCATAGGCATATGACTTCTGTATACCATCATATGCGTTAATATTGTCAGCAGACAGCTCATAAGCTTTACTTCTCTCTGCGTCGTCACCCCAAGTCAAGTATAGATCTTCTGACATTTATATTGTTCCTTTGGCAATAGTATTGATAATGGTATTGTAAATTATTATACACAGTATTAATAAATATCGCTCATATTTTCTGTAAACCAAGATGGACCATGATACATCGGCCCGTTATCCTTGTTATCTTGTTCTCCAGACTTTCTAGCAAAACCACCATA